CTAGGGCGCGGCCGGCTGCAGCGCCCGCACGTAGTCCTGCAGGCCGTTCACCTGGTCGGCCCATCCTGCAGCATCGCGGCCCAATCGTTCATATCCTGCGACACACGCCGCAATAACGCCGATCCAGTCGGGACCGGTGTCATCAGGTCGGCTGCCGGCGCCGGCAGCCGCGGCACGGCGCTCGGCGCGCTCGCGCAACAGCCCGTCAATGCGGCGGCGCTGATCAGCCACGTCAGCCTGTGCAGCCTCGCGCGCCGCCACCGCCTCGCGATAGCGCTCATCGGCACGATCCCTCTCCTCTTGCATGGCACGCTCCACGCGCACCTGTTGTTGCCAGGACGCCAGGCGCTGCGCCGCTTCGCCCGCCCGATACTGCGCGGCGCCGTAGGCGCGCACGAACAGCACCGCCGCGAGCGTCAGCGCCAGCGCCAGCACCGCCGGCCACAGCCCGCGCAGCAGCGCGCTCATGGCTGCCCCGAGAGGCAGAGCGCGCGTTCGGCCAGCCGGCGTTGGTAGAGGCCGCGCACGAAGGTCTTGCGGCCGGCCTGCGTGACGTACGACCAGACCGGCGTGCCATCCGGCGCGTGCGCCAGCGCATCGCAGCCGGCCGCGAGCTCGCCGGCATTGATCAACGCCACCGCGCGGCTCGCGCAGGTGCTGGGCACGCCGAAGTTGTGGGCGTGGCTGCTCAGCGCGTCGAACACCGGCTGGCTGACGGGCACGCGGATGCATGCGGCCAGCGCACGCTGATCGCGCGACACCACCCAGCGCTCGGCGTCGAGGCACTGTTGCGCGGTCCAGGTGTCGCCGATGCGCAGCGGCACCGGGCTGGTGTGCGGCGTGATGCCCTTGCACACCGTGGGCAGGCCGTTCGCCAGGCGATCGGCGTAGACCACGTGGATGCCGCTGCCCTCCCAGCGCCCGAGGTGGTCCTGCAGGCCGGGCGAGAACAGCATCAGCGATCCGCTGGTGAGCAGCGCGGCGGCGCCGCCGGCGAGCTTGAGCGCGGGCCTCATTTGAAACCTCGCCAGGCCGATCCCGCGGTCAGGACCGCGGCCACGAGCCCGACGATACAGGCGAGCGGCCGCGCGATCCTGCCCAGGCCCTGCAGCACGCGAAAGCCGCCGGAAAGGGCCTGGAAGGTATCCACGATGTCCTGGGTGTTGCGGTCGATCTGCTGGATGAGATCGGTGTTGCGTGCGGTGATTTCTGCATTGGCCGCCATGTCTCTTTCAATCTGGGCAACACGCGCGTTCAGATTTTCAATGGCGGCATCGATTCGGGGATCGTCTGCCACGGGGGCTCCTTGCCGGCGCTACGCCGGCGATGACGAAGGCCGTGCCAGACGGCCGTTCTAATGAAAAAAGCCACCGGGGCGGTGGCGGAGAAAGTTGTGCATCGATGCTCCGGTCTGTGGGGCCAAGGTCGGGCGGCGCGGCGGGCCTACCCCATCGCGCCCGGCGAACTTCGGTTTGGAGTTCACCATGTCCAAGTTCCGATCATTGGTTCGACCGGCCGGCACCGCGGCACCTGCCGGAGATCGCGGGTCAGTCGCTGTCATGAGGCATCGAGGGAAAGACTGCCGTCGCGGGAAACCCCGGCTGTGCAGGAAGATCGCGCAACGCCTGCCGATACGGCCGCCACCTGCGCTGGATCTCTTGGGGAACGTCGCATAGCTGCGTCCAGTCGGAGTCGCGCAGCAACGCATCCCGCCGCGACCGTAGGTGGCGAGTCCACTGCGGCACGTCAGGCGCGGGAGGATCCACCGCAACCGGTTGTCCTCCCGCGCCGGCAACGATGCGTTGCCCCGTACCCTGCGCGCTCAATAGCGCAGCATGCTTGGCGCGCGCTACCGGAACGACGTCTCGCGGCACCGTATCGCCATGAATCTGCGAGTCGAAGAATCCGCCTTCAGAGGGGCTGTACATGATGGCCATGAGGCCTCCATCAAGCGCCAATGGCAAACCAGCGGATGCTCCCCGCCGACTGGCTGTTGTTACTCAGGTGCACGAACTGAAAGCTGGTCCGGGAATGGCTGACGATCTCAGCGCCCTCACCCGTCGTGTCCGAGTTGAAGGCGGAAGCAATGACGGAGAACGCAGTGCTCGGAAATGCGACCGGATAAGTCACCGTGCCGACGCCCGCCACTGCCACGCTCGCCCGCCCCCACTGGATGATGACGCCGCCGGGAAGCTTCTGGTACCCATTGTCTGCCTTGAGTTGGTTGTTCCCCATGAACGCGTCGGCCAGCTTGGCCGGCGTCAGGGCGCTGCTGTCGTCCTCCCACGCCTGCGCCATGGCGCGGGTCGCGATGGGCAGAACGCCCGCGTTGCTCTCTGAGGCGGACGCGATCGACGCGATCACCGCCCGCGTCAGACGCGCAACGAACGCAGCCGTGTCGCCATCGTCGAGCACGTCTTCGCCGGACCGGTCGGCCACGAATTGAGCCAGGCTGGACGTGACGAACGAAGCCTGTCGCAGCGTGGTGTTGACCTCTTGGGAACGCGCCACGCCGGCCTGAAAGCCTGCCAGTCGCGCTTCGAGCGAGGCATACTCCTCCGGAGAAAGTACGTTGGCGCTCGGCACGAGGCCGAACGGAAGGATCTGGTTGATTGCCACACTAACCTCATCGAATCATTTGAGTGTCGTTGCGAACCCGGATGACAGCGCCACCGGGTCCCTGCCGACGCATCGTGGGAGGACGGCAGCAGCGCTGCCGTCTCGACTTCGCGCTGGTTGCATCCGCCGCGACCAGACCGGTGCATTGAAGGGCCTGGGTCGAAGCGGCGGACTCACACCGAAGGGATATGCAGCACGGGCAGCGACGCGATCAGTTCATCCTGCTCAGGCATGGAGCGGGCGCCTGCCTCGACCTGATCGAAGATCGCGTGCACGTGTTCCCAGACCTGCGATCGCCAGACGCGGAAGGCTTGCCCTTCAACCTGAAAGCGCGCGACCGCCGGCTCGTTGGCATAGGAAATCGCGTCGGCCAGATCGACATACCGGCGGGCACGGGCGGCAGCGTCCAGCTCGCGTTGCACGGCCTGAGTGCGCGCGAGCTCGACCTGCTCGGGGCTGGGCGGAGGCGGGTCGCCCAGCACGGGATAGCCGCGCGCGTCCAGCGTGATGAGTTTGCCGGAGGCCTGCCCCGCGATCAGGTCCGCATGCTGTTGCGGCGAGATCTCGACCTCGTCGCCCACGTTGCCGTACGGCGCGCCGGGGTAAAAGCCACCGGTGGTGGCGCTGTAGAAAACGGTGGTGTTCATTTTTTCATCGTCCCAATGCGAGGTAGTTGATATGCGCGGTGTGGCCATTGGCGGCACCGCCGACGTTGACCCAGGTGAACCCGGTCAGGCTCTTCGTCGCCACGAACACCGAACCCACGTCATTCGCGGTCGTCCCGTTGGGGTAGTGCAGCGAGATCAGCAGAAACAACAGGCTGCTCGCGTACGCCTTGGGATAGGAGACCGGGTTATTGGATTGAGTTTCGATCGACGACCCCCACTGAAGCGTCAGACCGTTCGGCAGGCCGAGATAGCCGGGCATGGCCTCGTTCAAATTGACGCCCTTGAACGCATCGGCCAGTTTTTTTGGCGTCAGCATGGTCGTGTCGTCCATGAAACCCTGCGCCATTGCACTGGTGGCCAGTCGAGCGATGCCCGCATCGAGTTCCGTCGCCTGCGAACCGACGCCCGCGACCGCGCGGCCCACGAACTCGGTGGTGGCCAGACGTTCCGAACGATCCTGCGCTTGGGCCGTGGGCGCGGTCGGCGTCCCGGTAAAGGCCGGCGATGCCGCCAGCGCCGCGGTCAGTTTGTCCACCAGACCCGGCACGTCGCCGTCGTCCAGGACGTCCTGGCCGGACCGTTCACTGATGTATTGCCCCAGCGCCGAGGCCACGAAGGACGCCTGGCGCATGGGGGTGTTGACGTCCTTGGAGCGGGCCACGCCCGAGCCGAAGCCGGCGGCGCGCGATGCGAGCGCCGAGTATTCCTCCGGCGTGAGCACGTTCGCGCCCGGCGCCAGGCCAAAGGGAAGAAGTTGATTGATTGCCACAATTACCTCGTCGAATCATGAAGTTGCGCTTCTGGGATTCCGGCTGGAATCCCGTTGGATCTGATCGTGCGATTGAGGTCTGTTGCGCGATTGGCGCGCTGTCTGAAAGCCGCTTACGGTGCAGCCATCGCGACGCTCACGTGATCGGGAGGGCGATGGAGGGGACGCGCGCCACACGCGTCGCCAGACTTCGGTGTCAAAGGTGTTTCGGCTCCTCCTTCGAGACGATCCGCCGCCATGAAGCCACCCGGATAACGGGTGGCTTCATGGCGGCGGGGAAATCGAGAGACGGGTCGAGCGACGCGTCGAGTCAGAACTTGATGCAGGCGAGCAACGCGACGTTGCGCGGGCGCGTCTCGGAGCCGCCATTGCTGACGGTCTGCGGATCGTATTCATTCGAAATGAAAGGCACGCGCTCCTCGAGGCCGGCCAGGCCGGAGGCGCCGCGCGACACGCTGGTCGAAAGCCCGTGGCGGTGCGCCGCGAACATGTCGGCTTGCGCGCTGCCGAAGCTCCGCGCCGGATCCACGCTGCGGCCGTTGTCCCAGCCGCGCACGAACTCGCCGCGCAGATCCGGCAGCACGATGTGCGCGCCGGTGGGGGTGCGCGACGAGCCCGGCGCTGCCGGATTCGAGCAGCGATAGCCCCAGGGCGCCGACGCGTTGAGGCCGTCGCCGACGTAGATGGCGCGGGTCAGCGCCTCGTAGCTCGCCACGGCGACGGCCCGGCCATCCGCCTCCAGCGATCCCGCCGGCGCGACGCGGCCGGCATGATGGAACACCGTGCCGGCCTGCATTTCGCGTACGGCCAGCAGGCCCTGCACGAATGCCGTGGTGGCGATCCGTGCCGAGGCGTCGTCGAGCGCCGGCGTGGGCGCGGTGGGGATGCCGGTCAGGGCCGGCGACGCCGCCAGCGCATCGACCAGCTTGTTCACGAAGGCGCCCAGGTCGCCGTCGTCCGGCACGTCGACCTGCGCGCGCTCGCTGACATACTGGGCCAACGCGGCCGCAACGAACGACGACTGGCGCCATACCTTGTTGAGTTCCGGCGACTTGGCCACGCCCGACACGAAGCCGACCTGGCGTTCTGCCAGAGCGGCGTAGTCGGCCTGGCTCAGCACATTGGCACCGCCTCCGGTGCCGAACGGAAGAAATTCATTTGCCATCGGGAGTTCAGTTTCCGTAAAGCAGTCCCCAGGCCCCTTCATCGAAGCCGGCGACATATTGGTTGTCCATGTCGAAGCCGAACAGCGGCCCGTCATAGGTGGGCAGGATGTAGTAGTTCACCCGCACGCCCGCCGGTTTGATCGGCAGGTAACCGCGCGTGAGCAGCGCCTTGAACAGCGCCGACGGCCGCTTGCCGGCCAGCGCGATGTCCATGGACATGTCCTGGTTGTCCTGGATGAACGCGTAGGTCTCGCCGTCGAAGATCGCGTTGAAGACCGGCGTGGCGCTTTCCACCGTGCCGTCCCAGTGGTTCGCGCCGATCTTGGCGCGGATCAGCTGGCGGAACGTGTCGTCGTCGAGACGGCTCACGCCCGCGTCGGGATCGAAAGGGCCCTTCCAGACGCCTTCGTCGAAGCCCACGTCGTCGGTGTCGAAGGCGAAGTACACGCCCTCGATCGGCGTGTCGACGCCGCGCGAGGCGCCGACCCACTCGCCGACCACGTCGAGCTGCGCGCCGATCGCCACGTCGAGATCGAACTGGCGCGGCAGGTCCAGCAGCGCGTTCTGCAACGCCACCGGCCCTTGCAGCAGGGTCTGCGCCACGGCCATGTAGCGCGGCTTGTCCCGATGCTGCGCCGTGAAAAGGCTCAGGTATGCGTCGAGGTCCGCCATATCAGGCCACCGTGAGCGTGACGGCGTCGACGTTGCACGAGGCCGCCTCGTTGAACAGCAGCGCCACGTCCGGCGTGCCGGCGCCGCGCGGACCGCTCAGCGTGAAGGACGAGATGCGGAACGGACGCGAGCCGTCGACCGCGTTGGCCGCGGACAGCGCTTCGCCCCACTCCACCGCCTCACCCAGGCCGCCGCCGATCGGCACTGCGTTGACGTAGTCGACCACCGCCTGGCGGATCGCCTCGCCGACCAGCGTTGAATAGCCGGGCAGCGCCTTGATCGTGATCTGGCAGCTGACCGGGGCATCCGTCGGCCGGAAGAAGCGCACGTCCATGACGCGTCCGTACGGGTCGGCGACCTGTTCGGTGGTGGTGCCGTAGGTGCCGGTGCCCGGCGTCTTCTTGCGCGCGATCGCCTGGGCGATGGCGCTTGCGTCGCCGCCCTCGACCACCACGGCGATCGTGTGCGGCGGCAGGCCGTGCGCGTCGGGACTGGACGTGTCGTTCTCGAGCGCCACATGGCGCAGCACGCCGGGCACGGCGGCCACGGCCCCCGCGATGCCGTCCAGCACCGTCAGCGACGGCAGCGCCACCGAGCGGGCCTGGCGCACACGCAGCGCGGCATCGGTCTCGACCGGCGCGCCCGGCACCGCCGGCGCCGGATTGGTGACCGACTGCCAGCCGCGGGTAGGCGTGGCGATCTGGTTGATGGTGTTGGCCGCGGCACGAAGCGCGCCGACGCTCAGGCAGGTGGCGGTGACCGTGATCTCGCCCGCAGGCGGGATCACGACCTCGGCCGGCAAGGCCCAGAGCGCCTGGCCGGCGTCGCGCACCCGACCAGCCACGATGCGCGTGCCGACCTGGCCGACGAGCCGGAGATCGGCCGTCGAGCTGCTGGCCGTCGCCCGCGCGATGCCGTTGATGCGCACGTTGCTCGAGAGCGCCTCGCCCACGGCCGTGGCGGGCGAGAAGGAGTTGTAGACCTGAATCGCCGCCGCGTTGGAATCCGAGATGGATTTCGCGAAGACCGCCAGCAGCTGGCCGTCCTGGCTGTCAGGATCGAGGTAGGCGTCTTCCCCGTAGATGGCGCGAAACTGCGTCTGCAGGAATTCGAACACATCGGCGTAGGTTGGCGCGTGGATGCCGGTCGCATCGATGACCGGTGCGGTGGAAGTGATGGCCATGGTTATAAGATCGCCTCGAGTTGAGCCGAGCCATAAAGGGTGTTGAGGGTGGCGCGCACGCTCAGGCGCCGCGATTCCGGATCGAGCCGGCTTTCGTAGCCGGCGATCTCGGTCACGCCCGGCGTCGCGAGGATGCGCTGACGGATGGCCGCGTCATGGGTCGGGGTGCGGCGTTCGCCCAGCACCTCCTCGCGCCACGGCATGCCCTCGCGCACGTCGAGAAACCACTCGCCGCGCCACAGCGCGAGCCGGGTCTTCACGGCCTGGCCCACGGCCAGCGGCGTGTCGCGCAGAAAATCATTCTGCTGGCCGCCGAAGACGTAATCGCCCTGGGCGTCCAGTTTTCGGTATCGCATTCGATGCCTCCCGGAATCAGTTGGGTGGGGTGGTCACGGCGTTGCTGCCCTGCGCCGTGTGGGTGTGCGTGTCGTCCACGCGCTTGCCGTTGACGCTGAGCTGGCCCGACAGTTCGAAGGCGCCCGCGATCTTCGCCGCGGCGCCCGACAGCGCGGAGCCCACCAGGCCGCCCAGGAACGTGAACAGGCCGGACACGGTGACCTTGCCGCTGAAGGTGGACTCGGGCGCGTCGACCTCCAGGCCGCCCGGCGCCACGATGCGCAGCTTGTGGCTGGCCGGGTCGAGCTCGAAGAAGGCCTGGCCGTCGTCGCTGCGCAACTGCACGGCGGAGGTGCTCACGCCGCCCAGCGCACGCGGCTGCGACCGGAAGCCCACCAGGGCAAAGCCGTCCGACAGGTCGTGCATGCGGCGGTCGGGCTGCGCCTGCACGCCGCCGGACTGCCACCAGCCATCGATGCAACGCGAGCCGAACACCACCAGGCATTCGTCGCCCGGCGTCACCGGGAAGGTCAGCGTGCAGTTGCCGCCAGCCGGGAAATGCACCGGGCAGTCGTGCAGCACGTCGATCTGGGTCGGCACGCTCGAGCCATCCGGCTCGCGCACGGGGATCAGCACCGCCAGCTGCACCGACACGGTCTGCGCGGCAGCATCGAAAGCCTGCACGATGCCCGGCATCGCGGTCCACATGCCGGCCTGGTGCGCGCGCAGGGCCTGCCGCTGCGTCCCTTCCGGGTCGTTGATTCGTTCGTATCTGTTCATGGTGTGTCGCCGGGTCGGCGGGTCGCGGGGCGAATCGCGCCACGCAGCGCCGGCGGCGTTCGCCGGCGCATGCACGCGCTCACGCCGCCGGGTTGTCGGGCTTCGTGATGTCGTAGGAGGCGCAGATCAGCCTGGATTCCCACGCAGTGCCACGCGTATCGCCCTTGTGCAGGACGGAGATCACCGTGTAGAAGCCCTGCGGCTGGATCGCGGTGTGCGTGATCTGCTTGCGTTGCTCGGCGGCGTTCTTGCCGCCGTCCTGGCCGCTTGCCGGCCAGTGGTCGCGCATCTGGATGGACGAGGCCGGCAACTGGATCAGGCGGCCGGCAACGATCGACGGGTTGAGCAGCACCCGCACCTCCAGCCCTTTCTCGGTCTGGGTGGGCGAGCCCAGCATGCCCGTCTTCGCATCGATCAGGATCGTGCGGCCCGGCACATAGGCCGACTCCTCGCACAGATTGATCTTGCCGTTGTGGATGTTCCACTTCGAGCCCGTGCTGCGCGCGGCCGCGGCCATCACGTCGCGTGCCAGCGAGAACATCACCTTGGCGCGCGGCAGGTTCGGATCCTGCCTGGGCACGATGTAGCCGCGCACGGCCCCGCGCGCCGACATGGCATAGCAGGCCTCGTCGATCACATTGCTCATCGTCGCGCCCGCCGGCAGCGTCTTGTTGACGAACGCGAAGTTGTAGGCCTGGTCGCCGTCGAGCGCGCGGATCTCCAGCACGCTGTTGGTCTGCTCGTCGAGCATGCGCACCTGCACGATGCTGCCCTGGAAGATCACGCCGTAGTTGCCCTGGTATCCGGCATTCAGCGTGACCTGGCGGAATTCCTGCATCGCCCGCAAGGCGAGCTCGGGGTTGACGTTGTAGACCTTGATCAGCGCATTGTTGGGCGTCTGGTTGTCGGTCTGCGTGATGTCGAAGGTGAAATGCAGCTCGGAGAGCTCGACGGCCTCGTCGCCCGCCAGCACCAGCGAGACCTTGCGCAGCCACTGCCTGACCGATACGGTTTCGCGCGTGCTGGCGCCGGCGCCGCTCGTGGCGGCATTTTGCGGATCGGTCACGTCAGCTCTCCTCGCTTACCCAGTACAGCCGCGATCCATAGCCGAGGTCTTCGAAGGTCGGCAGGTCGTCGGGATGATCGGCGCCCACCACGTACAGCCGGCCCGGTATGCCCAGATGGCGGTGCTGCGACAGCAGCTCCACGCCGGGCACCAGCGGCAGCCCGCCGACCAACGGCACCTCCTGGGCGTCGGCGATGTCGAGCACCCACTGGCCGCGGAACTGCACGGTGAAGTAGTACTCCGTGCCGCCGAGCGAGATGGCGAAGGACTGCGGCGTGGGCGTGAGGGGAATTTCGTAGGTAGCCATGGCGGTGTCTCCCCTCAAGCGATCTGTGTTGCGGGCCAGGGCGTCGGGCCGTACGACGGCAGCGGCGCGGGCACCGGCGACTTGGTGCTCTTGCGTTGCGTCTGCGCCGTGGATTTCTGGTCGGCCTGCGACGCGGGCGGCGGCAGGACCGATTCGCTCGTGTCGACGATGATGACTTCGCGCAACCCGGCCGTCACGCGCAGCGCGCCGCTGGTCGTGGCGTCGTGCGTGACGGAGAGCGACTCGATCAGCATGTTCTCGTAGCGCCGCCGGCTCGTGACCAGCTCGAAAGGCTGGGCGGAGCGTTGCAGATTCAGCAGCTGGTTGTAGACCCCGTCGACGTACTGCGCCGAGGTCGGCAGGCCATTGCCCGAACCCGACACCGGCGCGCCCAAGAGCGCGGCGTAGTCGGCATTGCTCCAGCCGCATTGCAGGGTCACCTTGCGCGGCATCATGTACGCGTGATCCGAGATCGACGCGCCGCGATGCACCGGATGGTCCGTGATCGTCAGCTTGTCGTCGTGATTCTCCGAAATGAGGACGCTGATCACGAGCTCACCGATGCGCTTGTTCGACAGCAACACCATGTCGTTGCCGGAAGATTCCAGGTCATTCATGCTACTTGCCCTCCGGTGTTGGAACGCATTAGGTTGTTGTTGACCTCGATCTGGACCGCCGCGATATGCTGCGCGACCGCCTGCGGATCGAGCACGCCCGATACGGTGATGTTGTTCGTCGAGTTGATCGAGATCGGATCACGGATGAGCATCATCCGGTTGGGATCCGCCGTCGGGTCGGAGCCCAGACTGCGCGCGGCGGCCTGCCCCCAAAGAGAAGGATCTGCTGTCAGCCCGTCGGCGCTGCGCTGGTCCATGTCAAGTCCGAGGCCTCCGATGACCGATCGGTGCATGGAACCCTCGAGCAACAAGGCGTCCACCGGCAGTGCGTTCTTCTCCCGAATGGCCAACAGCCGATCGTGCGTTTCTCCTCGCGCCTTGAGCCGCTGATTGATCTCGTCTTGGTATCGTTTGACTGCGCGGGGATTGTCGGCCTCGAGAGAGATCAGGGTATTCAACTCCGCAATGCGGTCATCGATATCATCGATGGTGGCCTGCGTTCCTTCCTCAGTGTTGCGCTTGTAATGGCGGAAAGCCCCCGCGGCACCGACCACCCCACCCAATGCAACTCCGGCGCCAACCCCCGGGACCGCAAGCGCCGCACGACCGAGGGACCAACCGGATGCCGCTGCCCTACCGAGCACCGCGCGGCCGGTCGAAGTCGTGGCTGCCAAACCAAGATACGTCGAGATCCCTCCTGTCGCCTCGTTGACCTTGCCCACCACCTCCAATAGCACGGTACCGAGATCGACCACCTTGCCGGAGAGGAAACCCGCGATTTCAGGGAACACTGCCAGCGTATCTGCGAGCTCGGGCAGGCGACGCTCTGCGGTGTCGGCGAAGCGCTTCATGGCGTCGGCGACGGGTTGCATGAACCCCGAGCCCAGAATCGAGCCCGCACGATCCACAGCGTCGCCGATATCGCCGATCGCGCCCTTCGCGTTCTGCGCTGCCTCGGCGAACGTATCATGCGCGGCATTCTTGATGATGAGATCGTGGAGCTGCGCCCGGGTCCCGTCATCCCGCAGAAGACGCACAACACCTGGATCAATGCCAAGATTTTCCGCGTACGCTTTGGCTTGTGCCGGAGACACACTTGCCATCGCCTTGCCGAGATCCGCCAGGATTCTGACCGTATCCCGCAAACCGGTCTTGTTGTCGACCTCGATGCCGAGATCCTTCAACGCGGCGACCGCGGCGGGCCGGGTTTCAAGCGTTTCGCGAACACCGGACAGTCGCGCTTGCAGGTCTGCGGCGGAGATACCGGCGTCGCCCGCTATTTTTGCGATCGACTTCAGGTTTCCGGTGGTGGTGCCCATGGCCTTGGCCATCACCTGCACGTCCGCCATCGCCCCGGTGAAGCCGATGGCGCTGTTGAGGATGCCGCCACCGCCGCCCGCCTGCGATGGCGGGCCTCCCGCCTGAGCGGCTGGCCCGACACGCCGCATGGCATTCTCGATATGCCGCGCAGCCACCTCGAGCGATCCCGTCAGAGTTCGCAGTGCGCGACTGAAGTTGGCACTCGCCTCATCCAGGGTTTCAAAATTGATAGTGACGCTAGCGGCCATTTTTTTCTTCCCATGCCCGCCGGGCCAGCATTTGATTGTCGGCCTGGACCCACAACGCATCGTTCATCAATGCGATGTCGACCAGGCCGATCGACCCGTCAAGCAATTTGTCGTAGGACACGAGGCCCCGGATGACCGGAGCCATCAGCCAGTCCTCCCCGCCGGGGAGGCTGGCCCAGTTCACGCCCCCGTCGTCTCCGGCCCGCTCCCTTGGCTGGTAAGCAGGCCGGCCATAAAAGGGCCGAGATTGTGCGTGATGACGCGCAGTACGAGCGGCAGCACGACGCCCAGGTCCATGTCCTGGAACAGGCAGACGCCATGCTGGGGATTCCAGACATTGGCCCACCCGCTTTCCTGACGACGCTGTACCACCGACAGGCACAGATCGATGATCTGGTCCCCGTCTGCGTCCGACATGGCGGCGATTCCGTCCATGAAGGGTTGCAGCACCTCGCTCAGGGCCGCACCGTCGTCGCTCAGCGCCTGGCCATCTTCCGCCAGCGATGCACCAGACCGAGCCAACCGCTGATACACCGGGATCAGCGGCGGGATGATGGGCGCGATGCGGCGCGACAGATGGAACTGCTGCTTCGCGCTCAACTTGCCGATGGAATACCGATTGCCGGAAAGCTCGATCTCGTTCATCAGTAGGTCCCCAGCACCGTGTCGATCTTCAGCGCGGCGAACACCCACTCGACCGTGCCGCCTTCCTTGGCGTAGGTCAGGTCGGGCCGCTTCTGGAACGCGCACGAGCGGCACGTGGTCACGTCGCCGCTGGCGCTGTTGGTGATGGTGATCAGGTTCTTGCCGTGCAGGCGGCTGTCGAGCGTCTGCGCGTCGTAGAGCGCGGCGAGCAGCGCGTTGGCGGGCGAGGTCTGCATGTAGCGCAGCGTCACCGTGCCCGACTTGTCGGCGCTCAGCGTGTGCATGCCTTCGCCGTCGGCGCCGACCACCACGGTGTTCTTGTTGTTGGTCTGGGCGACGGTGACGCCGCCTTCGGCCGCGCCTTCGCCGGCGCCGAGTTGGAATGCGCCGCCGGGCCCGATCAGGGAGACGGTGACGTCATTGAAGCTGTAGGTTGCCATGTCTGGTTTGCCTTATCGGTTGATGTTGACGAGGATGTCCACGGTGTGGATGGCGCCGGCTTCCTTGGCCGCGATCTGGAACGGCACGGACTTGCGGGCTTCGCGATCGGCCTGCGATTGCGAGGCGATCGGCGGCGCGTACACGTAATAGCCCTTGGCCAGCGTGTCGCCCTGCTTGATGACGCCGAAGCCGGCCGAGTTCCACACGCCCGGTGCGAGGTAGCCGTTGTTGACGGCGGCATCGCACGCGGCCTCGATGGTGGCGGCGATCAGTGCGTTGCCGGCATCGGTCTGCGGGATCTTGCTCGGGCTCTGGTACAGCAGGTTGTAGACGTCGGTCTGGATGCGGTTGCGGAACCAGATCGCGTTGTAGATCGAGTCGATGAAGATGCCGCTCGACGTGACGCCGTACTGGATGATGGCGGTGTCGTTGTCGTAGGCGACGAACACGTTGCAGCGCTTGTCCTGCAGCGTGTTGGCCTGGCTGCTGGTGAGCGTCTCCGCCACGATGCCCGGCTCCTGCTTGTACATGAGCGTGATCGTGGTGTTGTTGGCGTTGAAGTTCACCGTGAGCAGGCGGCCCAGCAGCGACGCGGCCGCGTAGGCGTTGGCGCTGGAGAACTGCACCATGCTGTAGCGGTAGTTCAGCGCCTTGAGCTGGCTGGCGATGTCGGCGGTCGACACCGGGTCCAGCACCTGCGGCGCCTGGGTCGTTACGGCGTACAGATGGCGCTGGTCGGCTTCGATGAGCGCGGCCACGGCCAGGTGATCGGCGTTCGACACGCCGGCGTCGGCGAAGGTCAGGCCCAGGAAGCTGTTGGCGTGACGGTCCAGGAACAGCGCCACGGCGGCTTCGGCCGACTCGGCGGCCAGGCCGGCCACCGGCACGGAGGCCTGCGCGGCGTTCAGACCCAGCAGCGCGGCGACGTCGGTGCCGGTTTCCGGTGCGACGGCATAGCCCAGCGCGGCGGACACGCCGGTCGAGCCGGAGGTCACGACGAACTGCGCACCGTTCCACGCCACCGAGGCGTCGGCCAGCGCGGCATCGACGATGGCGGCCACGGCGTTCAGGTTGGTGGCGCCGGAGAAGTCCAGGCCGCTGACCGTCTTGGTCGCGCCGTCCACGTCGATCGCGAAGGCGCCCGTGGTGACGGCGTTCCAGACCGCGATGTCTTTCTGGGCGGCCGACAGCACGGCGCCGCGCAGGACGGCGGCGCTGTCGGTCTTGACCCAGCGGCCGATCTGCAGCTGGGCCGGTTGCGGCGACTGCTGGAAGTACAGCAGCGCGGCGAGATACTCGGGCGCCGTGGTGCCGAAGTCGCCAGCCACGGCGTCGATGTCGCCATAGGCGCGCATGCGCTCGCCCGGATCGATCACGGAAGACGCGCCCAGGATGAGCGCGGTGTTCAGGTTCGCACCCTGGGCGGCCAGGGGCGACATGTTGATCGATACGTTGATCAGACGGGATACGGGCAGTCCGTTAGCCATTGTTGGTCCTCTACTGTCCAGAAAAGAAAAAAGGCCGCGCGATGGCGGCCTCGTTGCTGCGTTCGGGGCGTCAGTTCGACGTCGCCCCCACGATGTCGGTGTGCGTCGTGGAGACGGCGCTCACCAGGTTGCGGACCAGGTAGGTCCGGGTGATGCTGCGGAGCAGGACGAGCGTCAGCGCGTAGCGCCGCTCCCACGTCTGTTCCGTTTGCAGCGGTTCGGCGCGGATGGCGCTGGCGCTGCGGCAGGCCAGGCCGAGCCGGCCCATGACCTCGCGGTTCTGCGGCACCCACACGCCATCGGCCAGCACCTGCGCATACTGCTTGGCGGCAGGCCCATGGAACAGGCAGCTCACCGTGCAGTGCTGGTCGCGTCGGTAGCGGTCGCTGCCCTCGCCCGTGCTGTCGTGCGTGATGGCCGGGTTGACGTCGGCGTCCTGCGCCGTCACGCCCACCTCGCACCAGGTCTGGCCGGGATCGGCGGCGGGCGCGGATTGCCAGAGCGGCTGCACCCATTGCGGATCGAGGCCGCTGATGCCGGCCACCACGCCTGCCAGGAGCAGGTCCAGCGATCGGTCTTCTTCGGCAGGAGTCGTCTGCGCGGGGATCAGATACCCGCCGCTGGCGCTGTCGTTCATCGGTACACCTCAATGTGGCGCATGGCCATGCCGGAAATGAAAAGACCGCCTTGCGGCGGTCGGGTCGAACGGGGCACTGCAGCGGCGGCCGCGCAGTGATCGCGCTGGCGCCGGACGCAATGGCCCGGGGAAATTGTCGCACTGTCTGTCGCGCTTTTGCTCGCGGGATGTCCTGCAAGCGCGACATGGCGGGGTGTGCTGACAGGCTCCGCGGCGTGTGGCGCGACGTGTGATTCGATCACCTCGCATCCGCTGCCGCGGCCTGGCAACGAAAAAGCCGCCGCACTTCGGAGAGTGACGGCGGCGCTTCGACGGCAGGCACGGGTCCGGTCGGCGGCTGCCGATTCCAAGGGCCTTCGGCCCGGCGCAACATCGGCTGCCGCGCACGAATCCGGATCCTCGGACCTGCCTCGGGCCACCGGCCCGCCGCCTCGTGTGGCGTCGGCGCCGGACGCAATGGCCCGGGGAAATTGTCGCACTGTTTGTCCTGCCTGATGCCGCGCGATGTCCTGCAAGCGCGACACGCAACGGGGCCGCGACAGCCACGCGCGGCGCGCGCTGGCGTGCCGGTCATGCCTGTCGCGGCCTGGCGGGGAAGGCCTGCCGCACTGTGCGGCATGCGTGCCGGCGGCCTTCGGTTTGCGAGCGGTCGTGCACCGGGTCCAGGGACTGGCATCGCGCGACTGCGGTGCGGCGTCGGCCCGGCTCGCAAAAAAGGCCACTGGATCCTGCGCATGCACAGGACGCAATGGCCCGGGGAAATTGTCGCACTCCGGGTCCCGCAAAAGTGCGCCCGGCGTCCCGCTTGCGCGACATGCAGTCCGGCCGCGCCCGCATGCGCGAGGCGGCCGCGCCAAACAAAAAGGCCACCCCGATGGTGGCCTCGCTGGATACGCCGTGCCGCGTCAGGCGGCGGCGTGAAAGGCGGACTCGCGCCTGGCGGGCCGCGCCGCGGGCGCCTCGCTCCAATCCTGCGCCATGCCGTACTCGGCGTAGGTGCCCGGTGTGGTTGCGCGCACAACCACCACGACCAGCCCGGTGTCGATGAACGCATCCAGCACGCGTTGCACCGCCTTGCGCGCGGCCGCACGTTCGCGGGCCTCGAGCGCGCGGCCGCGCGTGGCATGGCGCACCAGCTCGACCACCCGGAACGAGCGCAGCGGATAGGCCTCGAGCAACTCCATCACTTCCATAGCGAACTTCACGCGATCCTCCTTGCGACTGCTTCGCGAAACATGCCTACATAGATTTGATATTGCGCCTGCGTCAGCACGACACCGGTGGTGTCGGCGATCCAGGCGCAGGCGGCCGCGGCGCGGGCACGCGCATCCAGGGCGCCGAAGCGCGCGTGCTTCTGCGGATACTCGGCGATCACCGCCATGCGCTCGTGCCAGGGCAACGCGTCGTGCATCGCCTGCACGCGCTGCGCGTGGTAGTCATTGATCGGCCGGGCCTCGTCGTCGTCTTCGATCAGGTGCGGCGCCATGTTGCCGACCACCGCTCCGGACCAGGTCCAACGCGCCCAGTTCCAGAGCAGGTCGTCTCCCGTCAGGGTTCGGCCGTTCATCACAGCACCTCGTATCGGCCGCATTTCTTGCCATAGGGGCGCCCCTTCAGGCAGCGCACCACCGTGTCGCCGAACGGCGAGACCACGGTGCGCACGTGCGAGCAGCCCTCGCAGGTGCGACGCGCACTGGCCGTCTCGCGGCTCATCAATACCTTGATCGGGTCCTGCCATTCCCAGCGGCGTAGTTCATGCATGGATTTCTCCTTGAGTGTGGCGGCGCGGACCCTGCGCTTGCTGGCAGGCGGCGCACCGCATGACGGCGTGATTCATCACGACCGCCGGTTGTCCTGGTAGCGCGCGCTCGCGGCGCGCGTTCCGGTTTCGAGGTCGAGCGCCCGGCCGGCCATCTCCAGCACGGTGCTGCTGTAGCGCTTGCCGCCGCGGCGTGCCTGTTCGCTCAGGACCTGGCGGGCCCAGGCGCGGCCGTCGCGCGCGCCGCGCTGCGATTGCGTGGCGAGAATGCGTTGCAGCGCGGCCTCGGCGCGGGCGCGGCTGGCGCGGTCGTGGGCGGGCGCCGGCAGCTCGGTGAGCGCCGGCGGCACCGGCTCCCAGCTGCCCTGCCCCAGCACCTCCGCAAACGACCGCTCCCAGCGCGCCTTCATGGCGCCGTACGTGCTGTGCAGCATGTCGTGAGTACTGGTGGCGACGGCAGCCCAGTACACGGCCGGGTGCGACCAGCGGCCCGCCTCGCCCCGGCGCCGCGCGGCCAGGCCCGCCACGGCCTCGTGATAGGCGGCCTCGGGGTTGAGCCAGGGCCGGCACAGCCGCAGGAATTCCGGCAGCGTCGGCGGCCAGTCGCGCGCCAGGCAGGCCAGCAGGCCGGCGTGGACCTCGCGCTCGCTCAGGCCGCTGAGGTGGGTCTCCCAGGCGGACTTGAGCTCGCGTGGCGTGAGGCCCTGCCACTGCTGCATGAAGCGCGCGCCGTACAACGCGCGCATCTCGTTGATCACCAGGTTGGCCATGGCGTCAGGCACGCAATGCGGGTGTGGCATCGATCACTCCCATGTCGATTTCGGTGGGTGCGGCGCGCACCAGGTCGCGCAGCTCGGATTGCCATGCCGCGCCCGGACTGCGACCCTGCTGCGCGCGGGCATCGCCGGGCGGCGCGGGACGCAGCAGGCGCTGCAGGAAGGCCACGGGCTCGATGGCCTGCGCGTCGGCACAGCGCTGGATCGCCCGCAGCACCTCGGCGTCGGGGTGATGCTTGCGAAACAGGCCCAACATCGCGCGCGCCTGCCGCTCGGGCACGGCCGCGCTCATCAGCAGGGGCAGCCCCAGCGCGAAGATCCGTTCGGCCGCGGTGTCGGACGGCGCTTCCGCGCGCGGCGCCGCCGCCGTTCCGCCAGGAACGGCGTCTGTTTGGGATTTGGGATTGGGGTTGGGATTGGGAGCCATGCCCTGGGCAGGCGGATCGAGCGCATCCCACAACCCCGGCGTAACCGGATCGGTTGGCGTGGGGCTGGTCTTGCGCGGCCGGCCGCCCTTGCGGCCGTTGATGCGGGCCCGTTCGGCGGCGGCGCGGGCGCGTTCGATCTCGCCGTCGCAGCGGCTGTGCGTCCAGCCCTCGGCGCCCAGGTCGAAGAATTCGTGCAGCACGGTCGCGACCGCGGCGCGCTCGTCGTCGCCCTGCGCACGCACGAGCCGGCAAGCCTGGGCGATGTCTTCGGGCAGGGCCTGTTCGCGGCTGTAGTACAGATCCAGCAGACGTCGGTAGGCGGCATCCTCGAGCCACGACAGGTGTGCCGTGGCGGTCAGGTAGTCGCCGATGTGATGCGGGTAGTAGTTCATGCGGCCTCCTTGGGCGAGGCGTGCAGGCGCGGCCACACGGGGGCCGCGCCGGTGTTCGGATTCAGGGTGTGGGGCATGGGCAACAGAAAAGAGAGGCGCCCGCGCGCGCCGGCGGGCGCATCCGCGGGCAGGTGCCGGCCGTGCCGCCCTGTGGGGCGCGGGGAAAGCGCGGGGCGCCGTGGCGCGGCCGCGACGCTGCCAATGACCAATAAGGTCATAGGAAACGCCATGGCCGAACCCGCCGCAAAGCCTTTGCTGGCTTGGGTTTCAGCGCACTCGGAAGATTCGTAGGGCAGGTACGACCGTTTCATGCGAATCAGTCTATTACCATTTTGGTAATCCTCACAAGCGATTTTCTATTACCATATCGGTTCATTTACCAATCTGGTCAAGGCAGGTTCAATTCCGCCTATGAAGTCCATCAAAGAAATCCGCCGCGACAACCTCGCGCGCGCCATCGACACCCGCTGCGATGGCAGCCAGACCCGCGCCGCCACGCTGCTGGGCTATTCCACGCCATCGTTGGTGAGCCGCTACACCACCGGCGCCAAAGACATCGGCGACCGGGCGGCCCGCAAGATGGAAGAGGTGTTCGGCCTGCCGCCCAACTGGATGGACTCGCCGCAGGAAGGCGGCGGCGCGCCCGCGGATGCCGCGCCGGTGGGCCGGGCCATTCGTCACGTGCGCATGGCGCGCGGGCTCGCGGCCGAGCGCCTGGCCGAAGCGGCGGGGCTCGACGCCCCCACCCTGGCCCGCATCGAATCGGGCGCCGAGCCGGCGCCCGCCGAGCTCACGCGGCTGGCCGCGGCGCTCGAGGTCGACTCGGTCACGCTGGCCCGGCTCGCGCCGCTGTCCTTCGGCGAAATCACCAAGGCCCTGCTGCAGCAGTTGCCCCCGCACGATTTCGCCTCGTCCCTGTCCGACGACGAGGTCACCTATGTCGGCACCTATCACCCAACGCGGAGGATTCCGGTGGTCGGCATGGCGCAGCTTGGCGAAAACGGCTTCTACGACGAACTCGAATACCCCGCCGGCCACGGCGACGGCTATCTGCTGTTCAACTCCAAGGATCCCGACGCGTATGTGCTCAAGGTCCGTGGCGACAGCATGAAGCCGGCCATCCGCAACGGGTGGTACATCGTGGTCGAGCCGAGCGGCCGTCCCACGGCCGGCGAATACGTGGTGCTGCAGCTCGAAGATGGCCGCAAGATGGCCAAGGAGCTGCTGTTCCAGCACGCGCGCACCGGCGACATCGAGGTGATGTCGGTCAATGGCGAGATCCGCATGAGCATTCCCGGCACCTCGGTGCGCCACGTGCATCCCATCGCGGCCGTGGTGCCGCCGAGCCAGATCCTCTACACCTGAATGTCCGACCCGCTTTCCGCCATCGGACACGCCACCACGGACCCGGCGCCCTCGCCAGGCCCGTTTCGCATCGTCAAGGCACAGTTCCCCGTGGCGATGCTGTTCGGCCACGACCTGATCGCCCTGCTCGATGCCGACGGCAGGCTGCTGCGCGAGGCCAACGGGCTAGCGACCAGCCGCCAAGGCCGCATCAAGCCGATCGGCTACCTGCCCTCCGACCGGCTCAAGGTGTATGAATTCTCGGCGCCCGCGCTCTATCGCGCGCAGCAGCGCCAGCTCACGCTCTGCACGGGCTCATGGGAAGAGGTGTCGCGGCACTGGCGCGTGTTGCGCGCCGCCGCGAGCGCGCTCAATGCGCGGCATCTGCGCTACCCCATGCTCGGGTTCGGCCCCAACAGCAATTCGGTCGCCACGACACTGATCGCCGCGATGGGCCTCGCGGACCCGGACCTGGCAGGCCGCTGTGCGCCGGGCCGACGCACCCTGCTGCTCGACGCCGGCACGCTGGCGGCGCTGCGCGAGCGTCACGGCACGGGCGGCGCGCCGGTGCAGGCCTGATCCGCCTGCGCCGGGCCGCGCCGCGCGTCAGCGCTCGCCGCGGGAGCCTGCGCGAGTCCTGCGCGCGCTAGCCGGCCGAGCCTGCGCGGCGCACGCGCCACGCCAGCAGCGCGCCCCAGCCCAGCCCCAGCAGCGCCGCGCACAGCGAGCCGAGCAACACGCCCAGCTTGGCCGCGCCCAACAGACTCGCATCGTCGAAGGCGAGCATGGCGATGAAGATCGACATGGTGAAGCCCACGCCGGCCAGCAGGCCCACCAGCAGCAGCCCGCGCCAGTCCATGCCGGCCGGCAGGCGCCCCGCGCCCAGCCGCAGCGCGATGACGCTCGCGGCCAACACGCCCACCGGCTTGCCCAGCACCAGCGCCAGGCCGACGCCCAGCACGACCCAGGAGGTATCGCCGCCGGCGAGATCGATGTCGCCGAAGCTCACGCCCGCGTTGGCCAGCGCAAATATCGGCATCACGCCGAAGGCGACCCACGGATGCAGGGATTGTTGTACGCGCAACGCAGGCGCCGCGAGCTCGCGCTTCGCGACATGCAGGGCGCGGCGATGCTCGCCATCGCTGATCGCGTCGGGCCGCTCGGCGAGCTCGGCGCCGATCCGCTGCAGCATGCGGGCGGCCGGCTCGTACAGCGGCTTGGCAAACACCGGCGTCATCAGGCCGAGCACCACGCCGGCCAGCGTCGGATGCGCGCCCGTCAACAACAGCCCGGTCCAGGTGATCGCGCCGGGCACCACATAGGCCCACGCCGATCCCACGCCGATGCGTTGCAGCGCGATTACCAGCGCCAGCCCCACGCCGGCCACGGCAAAGCCTTCCCAGGCCAGGCCGCCGGAATAGAACAACGCGATGATGAGGACGGCGATGATGTCGTCGATGATGGCAAGCGCCAGCAGGAAGACGCGGATCGTGCCCGGCAACGAACGGCCCAGCAGCGCCAGCACGCCCACGGCGAAAGCGATGTCGGTGGCGGTCGGCACGGCCCAGCCATTGAGGCGCGGCGCGACCGGATTGAACGCGACGTAGATCAGGGCGGGCACGATCACGCCGCCCAGGGCGGCGGCAATCGGCAAGGCGGCCTGGCGCATGTTGCTCAGCGCGCCATCGTGGATCTCGCGCCGGATCTCCATGCCCACGACCAGGAAGAACAAGGTCATCAGGCCGTCGTTGATCCAGAAGTGCAGCGATTGGGAGCTGATCAGGTCGCCCACGCCGAAGGTCACCGGCGCGTGCCACAGGGCATGGTAGGAGGGAGCGTAGGCGGAGTTCGCCCAGATGAGTGCTACGGCGGCCGCGAGCAGCAGCACGATGCCGCTGACGGCTTCGATATGGAGAAAGTGCTGGAGGCGGTCGTAGGCGCGATCGGCCCAGACATGGGCGCGCGGCAACGCAGCCCGGGAGGGGTGTCGGTTCATCAATGCAGGCTCCGCGATGGCGGCCCGACCAATCGCATGAACCTGTCTCACCGCAGCATGCGGCTGACACCCGAGGCGACATTGTAACCCACACTCGGCCGAGGCTTTTATTTAGGTGCCGGATTAGACGGCGTGGCGGACCAATCCGAAATCTATATACTGTATTTTTGTACAGTATTTGCACTTCGGACATCATGTCCTCGATCTGTTCCGTCACCCGCACGCATCACCTGGGCGAACGCCGCCGCGACCAGGATCCCGCCGCGCCCGTCCTCGGGCAGGTCCGCATGTATTCGATCCTGCACAAGCCGCTGAACCGCTACATCGAGATCATGACCATCGAGAGCCTCGACAAGTTCGGCGCGATCTGCGTCTCGCCCATCCCCGACCTGCTTGAGCCGCAGCTCCTCACCTTCAGCTCGACGCGCGGCATGATGGTGTCCGGTTTCGAAGAGATCATGGGCCAGCGCTACTACCAGGGCTGGTGGCTGCAATGGCTGGAGGAACATCGGCGCGAATCCTGAGGATCGGCAGCGAGGCCGAGCCGAAGGACACGCCAGACCGACAGCAAAAACGCCTCGCCGCCGCCCACGATCACGCCGGCACAGTCGTTCCTCAGGAAGTGCGCTCCTTCGTCCTATCTCCACAGGCCCGCACGCCACACGAGCGCGGCTGCGCCTACGCTCCCTGGGCACCTATCTGCCGACGGAGGAAGCAATGCGCAACGACGCGACATGGTACTGGGTAGTCCTGTTGATCTACTGCTTGGTCTTCGTCCTTCCCATCGCATTGATCGTCAGGAAATCGGGACGTTCAGCCTGGTGGGTGCTGACCCTCTTCATACCGCTGGCGAACATCCTGTTCCTCTGGCTCTTCGCCCTGACGTCATGGCCAGCATTGGAAAAGGACGAGGCCGGTCACTGAGGTGAGGATCGACGGTTCGGATGCCATGCGCAACGTTTGACGCGCAAGAGCTCCGATATCGACGGGCCGCAGATTGCCGGGCCCCCTGAGGCGCGATGAACAAATTCATCCTATCCATCGTGACGCTTGCCGCGCTCGCAGGATGCGCGACCAAGAACTACGGCCGCCAGGGCGAGATCACGGATTTCGAGCGCCAGACGTTGACGTGCCGCGAGATCGAGATCGAGCGGGCCAAAGTGCACGGATACCTGGCGCACGTCGAAAAGGAAAGCGCATTCGACACCCGCTCGGTCCTCTCCTTCCTGGGAGACTTTGGCATGGGCAACGTGATCGAAAAAAATGCCGCCCTGGAAGCAGCGAACACGCGACTGGCGCAACTGCAAACCCTGTCCGGCCAACGAGGGTGCGCGGCTATCAGGTGACGGCAAGAAACCTCGCCACCAACGTCGGCGAACTGCGACGTGATTGCGTCCGGCGTTTGACGCCTTCTTCATGCGGAGGCTGGCGTTGCATGCCTACACTCAGGCGCCCGCTAGTTTCTCGCTGTTGCGGAAGTCAGTTTCATCCCGAGCGAACCAAGGGGGAGCTTGATGGAAAACATGTACCACTACACCTGGGAGGAGCTTGCTTCTTTCCTAAGAGCACGAGTCCCGAACGGCTTCCATTGCCCAGTTTGTGGCAGTGGCTCATGGACAGCGATGCACATACCTCACGCCGAAGACGACGACGCTCACGGGTGTACACGGCGAGTGACCGTAAACACGCTCTACATGCACACGCTCCTTCCCCCCAGAGTGCTGCTCGACCGTCAAGACATAGATGTCGGTTTGCTCAGCTCCAAGTTTGTGGCGCTCACATGCGTCCAATGCACCAACACTCTTTTCTTTGACCTGCACCAGCGTCACTTCCAGCATTTGGCAGAGAAGGCGAGATACGGCCCTCCACGTGGCACACCTCTTTTTACAAGGCCGGGCAGCGATGAGTGAAGAGGCACTCCAGGCTGCGCGGGATGACCGGGCGTTTCAGAATTATGTGAAGGTGTATAAGGTGGAGTGCACAGGATGGAATGTTGCGCACTCGGTCGAGATAGGAAAGACTAGCGCCATGGAATACGTGCCCCGCCCAGAGCTTGACGCGAAATTGCAGGTCATTGAGGCCCGCCTGGACGGCCGTGTCGCACGTATTGAAGATGCCGCTCAGCGAATAGCTGACGCCACCCAGGAAATACGCGACGAGAACCGAAAGACGCAGGCCAAGATTTCCGGCCTGAAAGTCGTGCTCGTGACCACCGCCATCGCCTCCGTCATTGCCATTGTTTTCGGAGTCGCTGCGTTCAACGCGACACTCACGTCGAACATGCTGTCGGCGTTTGAAGCAGGACTACATCGTTCAGACCCACCGACGACCTCGGCTACGCCGCAAAAGTAG